AAGGCTATCTATGCTGCTGTCTTCCGTCCTACGACCGCCCCCACAGCCAATGCTACTGGCTACGGCTCTCAGAGTCTCAGTGGTTCCAGTCGTACCTCTAAGGGTATCTGGGCTACCGCTCAGACTGCTCCTGCCGGTGTCAACTGGTCTTGCATAAGTGCGGACTTCCAGCTTGCTGCTGCTAACGTTGGTCAAGGTGATAACTTTGCTGACCTTGGTGGCCGTATCGTTGTCCCGCCCGGCCAGTGCCTTGGCCTCGCTATCCTCTCTGGCGCTGGTACTACCCCGCTCTACGCGGTCAGTGCCCAGTGGTCAGAGCTTGAACTTGACTTGGAGTAAGGACTAAAGAATGACCAAACAACTCGCGGTTGATCCTATCCTCTCAGACTTTAGGAACTTCCTCTTCCTTGTTTGGGCATTCCTTAAGCTCCCTAAGCCCACTGAAATCCAATACGAGATTGGGTCTACCATTCAACATGGCCCCAAGCGTCTTATCATCAAAGCCTTCAGAGGTGTTGGTAAGTCTTGGATCTTAGCTGCCTATTGCTGCTGGAGGCTCCTTAAGGACCCCCAGATCAAGATTCTTGTTGTCTCTGCCTCTAAGGCTCAGGCTGACAACTTCTCTACCTTCGTCCTTCAGCTTATCCGAGGGATGCCTGAGCTTCAGCATTTGACCCCTAGGGATGACCAGCGTAACGCTAAGATCCAGTTCGACGTAGCCTTGGCTGAGCCCTCTAAGGACCCTTCGCTCAAGTCTATTGGCATCACTGGTATGCTTACCGGCTCAAGAGCCGATCTTATCATCCCTGATGACATTGAGACCCCTGGCAACTCCATGACCCAGCTTCAGCGGGACCGTGTGCTTGAGTTAACCAAGGAGTTTGAAGCCCTCCTTAAGCCTGGTGGTGAGATACGATACTTGGGGACTCCCCAGTGTGAGATGAGCCTCTACAACACCTTGGGTACTAAGGGCTACACAACCAAGGTATGGCCTGCCAGGTACCCTAACTACAAACTCCGTCTCATGTACGGGGATAGCCTGGCTAGCTCCATCAACAAGGCTGTAAGGGCTGACAAGAACCTTGAGGGCAAGTCCACTGAGCCCGACCGCTTCACTGATGAAGACCTTGCCCAGCGTGAGGCCGTCTATGGTCGCTCTGGCTTCCAGCTTCAGTTCATGCTCGATACCAGTCTTAGCGATGCCAACAAGTATCCCCTTAAGACTAGCGACCTCATTTGCATGTCCCTTAACCTAGAGACTGGTCCACCCAAGGTGGTCTGGGCTGCCTCCCCTGACAAGGGCTACAATGACATCCCCAACCTCGGATTCACTGGTGATAGATTCTATCAGCCTATGTGGGTATCAGATAAGGAATGGCTACCCTATACCGGGGCGGTCATGGCTATTGACCCCTCTGGTAGGGGATCAAATGAAACAGCGTATGCCGTTATCAAGATGCTGCACGGATACCTATTCCTTGTGGACTGGGGCGGATTCTTGGGAGGTTATTCGCCTGACACGCTTGAGGCCCTCGCCCTTGTTGCCAAGACCAACGGTGTCAAAGACATCATAGTTGAGTCTAACTTCGGTGATGGTATGTTCACCTCGCTCTTCGCCCCTGTCCTTACCAGGCTCTACGGTAAGGCTGGCTTGGAGGAGATACGGTCTAGTGTCCAGAAGGAAAAGCGGATCATAGATACCTTAGAGCCTGTGATGAATGGTCATAAGCTTATTATAGACCTTAAGTTAGCTAAAAGGGATACTGGGTTCGCTCAAGTGGACGATAAGGGGCTACATGGGGCCTTTGGCCCTTCGGATGCCCACGACTATCGCCAAGCCCTGCGGTCTAGTGGCATCTACCAGCTTACCCATATCACTAGGGAGAAGGGTGCCCTGCCCTTAGATGACCGTCTTGATGCCCTAGCTATGGCTGTGGCTCGTTGTGTTGGCGATGTCTCTCGGGATGTTGACCAAGCTGTAGCCCAGATGGAGGCTAGGAGGGAGAAAGAGTGGTTCAAGAAGTTCATGGAGCACGCTGTGGGGGATAGGAAGTACCCCCAGAAGGTTGAGTCTATGATGAATAGAAGCAGATTAACCATAGGAAAAGGACGATAACGTGTATAAGAACCCGTTTGAAGACAAGGTTTACCAGGCTAACCCTAAGAAATTAAGCACTGTGCCGCTCTCAGATGAGCGTAAAGCCATTGCCTTACAGAACCTTAGGACGATTTTGGCTGACTTTAATGCCACTGAGTACCGAACTCAGAAGCTAAAGGTTACCCAAAAGGAACCTAAGGTGGTCCTAAGGGGAGCCAAAGGGGCTTAATTGAAGTTGGTGGTTGTCCGATTAGGGCGCTTTTAGGGGTCCCAAAGTGGCTTGCTGTATCAATGGCAGGCCACCTTAGGGTGGTAATAGGGGGGTGTAAGGTTGGCCCCCTACCCCTGGGTACCCTTTGTGCGAGATCGGGCTTTAAATCGCTTAGGCGGTACTTTCCTACGGAAAACTTTAAGGGGGTATCGAATCCTTGCGAGAGCCAGTTTACCCCCTTGGCCCCCTCTTAACCCCTTGATACTACTAGGTTAACCCCCTCCCTATGTCCGATAATATCTAGTGTGTACAATGGGGAGCTAGTGCTGACAAGGGTTTATGGCTTTATTGGTAGCGATGGGCCTAATAGAGAGTCGCAATAGGCTGCCAGGAGGGTAGTATTAGGGTGTTAGAGGCTACTAAGGTGTTCATTTGCTGGTGACAAAGATTGTCAGTCAGTGAGTGAGCACCTCTTTTTCGCCTTATCATAGCATCGATGCTATAGAATCAGCTATTACTACGGCCCTATACTTTCCATTCCTAGACACTATTCCAGGCTGTCCTATGGTGTGGTGACAGGGGCAAAGGCTTGGAAGTGATGTGATACACCGCTACTCGCTATTGCTCTAGTATTGGTGGAACAGATAGCCTCTGGACGGTATAGATAGAGGGAGACAACAATGCACCGCACCTTCCTATTGCTGATGCTTAGCACACTGGCCATGGCTGCCAGCTTGGTAGACCGTATCGCCACCAACGAAGGCTTGCGCTTGTCCCGCTACCTTGATAGCCGTGGCGTGCCATCCATAGGCTACGGCCACAACACCAGCAATGAGCCATGGCAGACCATGACACCAATGCAGGCTGAATACATGCTGGCACTAGACATCGCCAAGGCCCAAGCAGCTTGCGCCAACCTGCCAGGCTACTCACAAGCTTCCCTTGCTACTCAATCAGTAGTAACGGAAGCTTTTTTTGTCCTTGGCACGGTAGGTGCTATGCACTTCCAACTCTTTCTCAAGGCTCTAAGCAATAATGATCCTAAGGGAATGGCACGGGAATTGCTCAACAGCAAGTGGCATGGCCAGGCGACCCATAGGGTGGAAAGATTGTGCTTGATCCTGATTCAGCAGCCCTAGACTAAGTCCCATCACTAACCACAAAGGAGCCACAAATGGACCCTGTCGCCTGTCTCGCTGACTACCTGGAAGCTACCACCAATGACCAGCGGTTTAACGCTGTCTGCGATTGGCGCTTGTGGCTCAATCGCGGTGGCTACCGGCCCCTCGCCTGTAATATCAAGGGCGCGTGTATCAAGCGCGGGATGCGCTGGACCCGGAGGCATCACTTGCTTGTTATCCTCGCTGGTGCAATCTAACCTAACCACAAAGCTTCCTTGGAAAGGAAACTATCCCATGAACATTCCACGCTATCAAGCCATCGCTTCAGTCTTGCAAGCCTACCTAAACTGCAAGAAGACTGGCAATACAATGTGGGAAGACAGACACCGGGAAACCCTGGACACCCTTGGCTCTGAGCAAATGCCAAGCGGGGCGGGAATAGATGCTGGTACCAGTCTCAACCTAGACGAATCAAAGCCTGATAGGCTGGTCTTCAATACCAGTTATCACCATATGAACGATGTGGGCTACTATGATGGATGGACAGAGCACAAGGTAATCGTCAAGCCTTCGCTCGCCTTTGGTATCACGGTGGATATCACGGGAAGCAACCGGAACGATATCAAAGACTATCTAGTTGACGTTTTCCGCGGTGCCCTTACAACGCAAGTCGAGCACTAACCTAACCACCAATAGTCCCTAGAAAGGGTCTACCCCATGAAACTCGTCCCCATCGCAGCTAACCTAACCAAACTGGAATACCCCGACCGGACGGTATTCTACAGCTACCAAACCCCTGTTGCTGTCGAGTACAGCAAACACTGGGACACGATACCAGCCGCGCAGCAGCCCAAAGACTACCGCACCAACGCTTTCTTCTCCGTGACCACTTCCCGCCACTTGTCCAAGATTGGAGCGAAGCACTGGCAACAGGTTAGCCAAGAGGAATTGGAGAAGATGGCTAGTGGCCAGGAAGGCGGTGCAGCGTGAATAAGCAAGAATACAATGCCCTTGTCGCCAAGCTCACATAGGAGCGCGATCAAGCCCAGCAAGCCCTAAACGCCTGGGAGCTAGACACGGACTCCCGCGAAGCCATAGACGCATACGAGGAGATGCTTGACGAAGTCTACGGGGAGGTTTCAATCTGTGGCATGTTCTACCAGTCCTCCCGCGCTCTCAAAGAGCTAGACCCCACGGCCTACCGTTGCGGGATGAGTGACTGGGCGGATGGGGAGGAAAAGGACCGCTGGGAGAGTTACAGAGAGTTGGAGGAGGCTTTGGAAGAAGCCCAGGAAGCCCTAGACGCGATCACTGAGTAACAGCCAATTCCACTTGACCACCCTTACCAACCCACTACCCTACCCCTAAAGGAGTCCCCACCATGTCCCCTCCAGCCCCCCACACAGTCTCCCTTACCCGCAACCAAACCTCACAGTCTGACAGACAGGCGAGCGTAGCTGGCAAGCCTAAAGCTGCCAACGGTGCCCCATCGGATGGCGTTGCGCTGTCCATGGTCATATCAAAGTTCCTTGAAGAGCGTGACGCGGAGCGGTATGCAGCCACCCCAGCCCTTACCCGTGAGGATAGCCTTGACCCTATCATCTTCTCCCGCGAGTACACCAATGCTGGCGGGGTGAAGGTGAAGGCTATTTTTGAGTTTGACCCTTCACACCCTGGGCTCGATAGCTTGGCAGCTAGGGCGCTCATGGGGTCCAAGGAAGGGCAAACGAAGAGTGATGGCCGGGCCAATGTCCTTGGTGGCTGCTTGACTGTGAGGGTCCGCCGCAAGTAGTCTATAACGGTTGCTGATGAGCCCCGCGAGGTAGCCGGAAGATACCGGCAGGGGGCGAAACAATAGGGGGAGCAATCCCCCGTTGTACAACCCAACCTAAGGAGTCTTCTAGCTATGCGCGACACCAACCTACTTAGCCCCTACTGGCTGGACGAAGCCTGCCAGTCCAACAGAGTAACCAAACTCTCCGGCAAGACCCGCAACGGTAAGCTAGTCTTTACCAACACCCTCTCCCGGCGAGAACCGCCAATCATCAAGAAAGGACCCTTCTAACATGCCCCGCGCCATCAACACTGCCCTATTGCGCTCCCTTGGGGCTTGCAATAGTCAGATTGAAAAACTTAAGGCTATCTGTGGGGAGGGGGATGCCCCTTTGACCGAAGAGGCTGTTTTGGCTAACCTGGGGTTTGACTGGGACTGGGCTAGTAGTAAGCTGCTTAGCGGCCCTGCCTTGGCTGAGTACAACAAGGTGTGCTGCCTTGCCCAGGCTGAGTACGCCAAGGTGTGCGGCCTTGCCCTGGCTGAGTACAACAAGGT